TCGCGATGGGAACCAGTCCTAGCTCCGGGAGGTGCGCTCGTCCTGTACGCGACGGACTTCGACGCAGTCTGCGAGGCGTACCAGAAAGGCGACGGCGATCCCGAGCAGATGCTTACGCGCGGAGGTCTATCGAAGTCGATCTACAACCGCGAGAAGATCGCGAACCTGCTCAACATGGCCGGCTTCGAGATCGTCGGATCGCCGGACGGCCTCGACTGGAAGGCCGACCGCACGACGATCGCCGTCAAGGCGATCAAGAAGAAGCGCAAGTCGCCGACCGTCCCGATGAAGGACATCCATGCGATCATGTCTCTCCCGCGCGTCGCGTGGACAGAGACGATGGGTCATGTCTACACCGCTCTCGCCTCGCTCGAGATTCCATTCACGAAGTCGACGGGCGTCTTCTGGAGCCAGTCGCTCCAGAGGATGATGCAGAAGATCGCCGCCGATCCGAATCCGCCGAAGTACATCATGACGATCGACTTCGACTCGATCTTCGCGATCCAGGACATCGTGCGTCTTTGGCAGGTCATGGAGGACAACCCGGACATCTTTGCTCTCTGTCCTCTTCAGATCGGGCGTGACCGGGATTCGGTCCTGCTGACGGCGCTCGACGAGAGCGGCGTTCCGATGATGGAGTGCCCAGCGACGCACTTCCACCGCGATACGATCGACATCGGCCACGGGCATTTCGGCCTGACGCTGATTCGCACGGAAATGCTCGCGAAGCTGTCGCTGCCTTGGTTCAAGGGCGAGCCGAACGCGGCTGGGGAATGGGGAGACGGCCGTATCGACGACGACATCTACTTCTGGAAGAAGGCGCGCCGCGAAGGACTGAAGATCGCCGCGTGTCCGAAGGTTCGGATCGGCCACCTCCAGCTCGTCATCTCATGGCCGGACGACGCGCTTCGCACGAAGCATCAGTATGTAGGAGCCTACTACGACGAGGGGAGGCCGCCAGAGTGCATGACCTACTGATCGTGCTTCGGAACTGCGCCGTCTATCAGTCCGGCATCGGCAGGCGCGATCTAAGGCCTGGTACGGTCGTGAATCTCGAGCCGTCCGTTGCCGAGCCTCTGGTGCGGAAAGGCTACCTCGAGCGCGTCGTCGCCGCCGCTCCTCTGTTCGCGCAAGCCACCGATCCGCCGAAGAAGCCGATGAGGAAGCCGAAGGAGCCGAAGCCTGATGGCGGTTGATACCTACGCGCTGACCTCGCTGGCGAACCTGAAGAGCTTCCTCGGGATCTCTGCGTCGACGGACGACACGATCCTCGAGAAGTCGATCGACCGTGCAAGCGACATAGCCGAGCGGTACATGGGTCGCAAGATCCTGTCTCGCGCGTATGTCGAGTGGCGCGATACCTTCGGCGCGGAGCGCATCCGGCTCTATCAGTACCCAGCAACCGTCATCCGGTTTGTGGGCGTCGGCTACAACGCGGCGATCACGGTCGGCGCGACGACTCCAACGGATCCGGCAGTATCAATCAGCGTCTCGGACTCGGCGGTCATTCTGTACCGTCAGGTCGCGGCCGGCACCGACACGACGACGACGCTCACCTTCGCGACCTATCCCACGACCGCGCTCATGGCTGCGGCGATCAACGGAACGACGGGCTTCACAGGCTCGACGGTCCTCGACCTTCCGAGCCGCTATCTGCGGAGGTTCAGCGGTCGAACCCTTCGGAACGCGACCGTCAATCTCGAGGCCCCAGATCAGGCGATGGAGGACTACCTCGCCGACCTCGACACAGGTGTAGTCTATGGGCAACAGCTGACCGGATACAGATCCGTCCTGATCGACTATACGGCCGGATATGCGACTACCCCGGATGACATTGAGCAGGCCGCGATCATGATCGCTGCTTCGCTCTATCAGGGCCGCAAGCGGGATCCGAACCTGGCGAGCGAGAGCCTCGGCGGCTACTCGTACAGCCTTCGCGCGCCTGGTCAATCGCAGGAGGAGGCTCGAGCGATCCTCGACGCCTACAAGGCGATCCGATGAGCATCGAGGCGATCGTCCGCGAGTTCGGAGTGAGCCTTCACATATGGAGGCCGACGATCGGTCGCGCCACGGACGGCGAGATCACGCGAACCTATGCCGTCTCCTCGAGCGCGACCGGATTCATCCAGCCGGCGAGCGAGGGACAGGATGTGTTCGAGGGCAGGCCGAACAGCCGAACGGCCGGGACGATCTACTTTTCCGAAGTGGTCGATGTGCGGATTGACGACGAGATCCGGGATCAAAGCGCCATCCCGACCGGAGATTCGCGTGTCTGGCGCGTGGTCGGAGCCGTAAATCCAGCGGACATCGGAGCGCCTTCACGGCTCTCGATGACGGTCGTAGAGGTCGTCGAGGTCGAGCCGGACATCCCATACTCGCCTCCATGACCTACATCCCGAACCCGGAAATGCGTCGGCGATTCAACACGGCAGTCCGTGAAGGGCTTGTCGCTTCGCAGATCCTGCTATCCGAGAGGATCGTCAAGCTTCTGTCGAAGCCTGGAACCGGGCGTCTGTATCGCGCAAACAAGGGAAGAGGCAAGCGCGCCAGGAATCTTCGAGAGATGGGATTCCATCGCGCGAGCGCGCCCGGCTTCCCGCCGGCAGTCAATACGAACCGCCTGCGCGGGTCGTGGACGATCGCGATCAAGAGCGGAAAGGACCTGCTGCCCGGCTACAACCTGCGCGTGATTCGGAAGCCGGGGATGCTCGGATATGAGCTTGGCTCGAGCGTTGTCTATGCTCCGTTCCTCGAGTTCGGAACGCGGCGCATGAGGCCGAGACCGTATCTCAAGCCGGCTATGGAGATCGTCTCTAAGCGGCTTCCGTCGATCTTTCAGGCGGCATTCAAGAGAAACCTCGCATGAAGGCGATACTGGACGGCATCTGGACTCGGCTCTCTGGGGCGACGGTGTACACGACGCTCGGAGGCCGGATCTATCTGAATCAAGGTCCTGCGGACGCTCTGCTTCCTCTGATGGTCTATTCCGCTCCAGAGACGGGAGTAGAGCGGATCATGGGCGGCATCGTGAAGTACACGATGGACATCGAGTTCACGATCTTCTACGACAACGGAGGGACGACGGCGATCCATACGATCGCCGATCAGCTCGCGACGGCGCTCTCGACGAGCGCGACGGCGACTGGATTCGACCGGATCTCGTTCGTTCGGCTGAATGGCGGGGTGCCCGCATTCTCCGATGATTCTTGGTCGATGACCGAACGGTACAGGGCCACGGCCTTCGACATCTGAGGTAACACATGGCGATCAACACCTATGTCATCGGCAACGACGGAAATGTGACCCTCGCAGACGCGGACGAGGAGTTCAAGGTCCGCTCGTTCGCGGCGACGCTCTCGCGTCCCTCGAGCGATCTCACGGCCTTTGGCGATACTGGCAAGCGTCGCCGCGTGGGGATGCTCGACCTCACCGGATCTCTGAATGCCGTGATCGGAGTCAACACATCTGGCGCAGCGAATACCGCGAGCTTCTATGTCTCGACCGCTACCGCTGCTATGACGCTGACGCTCTTTGACGGCACCGGAACGGCTGACGCAAAGATCGTCGCGAACTGCACCTTCAACAGCTTCGCCTTCAACAGCGACAAGAACGGCGATGCGACGCTGACCGCGAACTTCGAGAACGCGGATGGCGCTGCTCCGGTCGTCACCTGGCTGATCTGATAGATGAGCCTCGAGAGGGTCTCAAAGGTCATCGCACCCGGAGCGGACGACTGGATCGTCACGCTCCGTCTGCGTTCCGGCGAAGTAGTCACGCGGCGCGTGAATCCAGGCAGGATCTCCGAGGAGACGGCTGTCAGGTTCGCGATGCGCGCCCAGAGAGTGAAGCCGGAGGATGTGGCGGATCTCGAGGTCCGCCGCGCCGGCGAGGAGAAGCGGATCGTCGTGGAGAGCGACGACTTTCAGGAACTTCTGAAGAGAGCGAGGAGAGCATGAAGGTAGCACCGTGGCTCGTGACCCTGACGGACGGAACCGTCGCGCAGGTTCGCCCTGTGACCGTGCGCGAGCGCATCGCGCTCGCCGAGGCGTTCGCCGAAAAGGAGGCCTCCCGCGCCGCCAGCGATGGCAAGGCGGCAGGCATGAAGCCGGAGGAGATCGCTCGTCATGTCTCGGATGTGCGCCGTAGGTCGCGCGTCGCGTCCGCGCTCATCATGGACTGCTTCACCTACGACGGTGCTATGCGGATCCTCGAGTGCGTCGCGCCTGAGTCCGCGGAGCGCATCGCGTCGCGCATCGAGCCGAAAGACCTTCCGTGGATCGCGCTCGAGGCGCTCGGAGTCGATACCGAGGCCGCGAAGGCCGCGGAGGGCAGTCCGGGAAACGGAAGAGTCCCGCGGTGCCTGAGCTTCCGCGGGACTGGCTCAAAGAGGCACACATGATCGCTCGCGCAGCACCTGGACTCGGCAACCCTCTCGACCTGACGGTCGCGGAGTTTTCGCGACATCTCGAGATCGCGATCCGCGGAGACGATGCCGAGTCTGACGGCGACTGGATGCGCCGCTATGTCGAGGAGGCCGTCCGATGAAGGCCGGAGACCTTCACATCGCGGTCACGGCGCAGATGGGCGCGTTCAACGCCCAGATGGATCAGATCGAGAAGCGCGCTTCTGGAGTCGGCGCGAACTTCGCCGGGAACTTCAACGCCGGCGCGCAGAAGATCATCGGCAACCTCGGGAAGATGGTCGCTGGTCCGATGATCGCCGCCGGGATCGCGGATTCGATCACGAACATCCTGGCGAATGGCAGCACGCTCGAGCAGGAGTTCTCGAACTTCTTCGATCGGATCCCGTTCCTCGGAAGCTTCAAGCGTCTAGGCGCGGCGCTCGAGAAGGAACTCTCCGGCGAGAACCTCGATCGTCTGCAAAGCCAGGTCCAGTACGAGGAGCAGGCGGCGGCCGATGCGGCCATGGCTGCGGAGCTTGCCGCTGAGAAGCAGCTTCTCGCAGAGGTCGAGAGGCTGAAGATCCAGAAGCAGCGTCTCGATCTGAATAGGATCGAGGACGCATCGCAGCGATCGCAGATCCAAAGGGATCAGGAGATCGCTCGGCTCGAGCAGGAAACCGCCGACATGGCGGAAAAGACCGCCGCAGGACTCGTCGGAAATGTCGAGTTCAACGCCTTCCTGAAGGTGCAGAACCAGAAGCGCCAGATCATCGAAGCAGAGTTCGCCGAGAGGATGCGCGACATCGACAAGCAGAAGCAGAAGGAGCTGGAGAACGCGCAGGAAGTCGCCGAGCGAAAGCGCAAGGCCGACGAGCAGACGGCGCAGAAGCAGAAGGAGGAGGCTCAGAAGACCTCCGATGAACTGGTGCGGCAGTTCACGAAGGAGATGGACGAGAAGCAGAAGGAGATTGAAAAGGTCGAGGCTGCGCGTCTAGGCGTGGCTCGCGAGACGACTGCTCTCTCTACTGCACTTGGATCGTTCACGATCTCATCGTACACCGATGAGGAGAAGAAGAAGAACGACGAGACGCTGGTGAAGGAAGTGAAGCAGCTGCGGCGGTCGATGGAGAATGTCGGCGCGAGTGGAGGATTCCGCTGATGGCTGCGACGATCTACGAACTTCAGGAGACGCGCTCGCTCGCGCAGACGAGCGGAAAGGTAACGGCATCGCGGAAGTTCGTCGTCTACGACGACTCTTCGGCGATCACACAGCCGGCGACCATCCGTGCTTTGTTCGGAGGAGGATCGCTGCCTGATGTCGGCGACCTGTTCCCTGGCGAGACCGACATCTACGCCGTCTCCTACGACATCCGGCACATCCCGGACAGCCGGAATGTCTGGGAGGTCTCGTTCTCCTATGAGAACACGGAGCCGGGAACGGTCCAGCCGCAGGAGCCGGGGTATGTCGAGTTCTCGATCGACTTCTCAAGCGAGTTCCGCGACACATGGCGCGCGAACCCTGGAACGGGGAGCGCCCCGCTCGGCCAGCCGAACAACAACGATGTCGGCGGCGCGCCGATCGACTCGGCAGGCGAACCCGTGAGCGGCCTTGTCCAGTTCGCGAATGTGACGATCGGCGAGACCGTCCTCGCCTCGACGATCCAGTCGCGCCTACTGACGATCGCAAGCATCACCGGAACTCGGAATGCATCAGTCTTCCAAGGCTTCGCGGCCGGATCTCTGGTCTATCAGGGCGCGAGTGCGGCGCGGATCGCTGTCGATAAGTACAGCGTGACGCACCGTTTCGCATACGACCAGAAGTTCCATATGCAGCAGATGCCGGAGCGGGATCAGAACCGCGAGGTCGTCTGCATCCGTGACAACGCAAACATCCTCCGTGCAAAGACCGTTCGCTGGGTCCAGCCGTTCCCGACGCTCGCGAACTTCAACCTCATCAGCGAGAACTTCTGATGGCAAGCGAAATCACCCTGAACCTGAAGCTCCAAGTGCTGAAGGGATCGCTCGCGCACCTCGAGAATCCCGGTTCCATCTCCGTCGACCTTAGCGGATCGACCGCAACCGGAGGCTCGCAGACGATCGCGAGCAGCGCCGGCGGAACGGCTCTCAACATGGGAAGCGTCTCGTCGGCCGGCTATGCCTACTTCCGAAACATCGACTCGGCGATCACGATCGAGATCGGAACGAACACCGGAACCTTTGCGGCGTTCGCCAAACTGAAGGCCGGAGAAGCGGCGATCATCCGGCTCGGGACGAATGCGCCCTATGCGAAGGCCGCTAGCTCGAGCGCGAACCTCCAGTACTTCATCCTCGCCGACTGATGCAGTTCCCCCGCTTCACAGATGGCGCGGTCGGCCGGCTGACCTTCGCCCACCTGAACGACCTCTTCGCTCGCGTCGAGGCGCTCGAGGGAGCTGCGCAGGATCCAGGCGCGACGCGCGGACGCGTCGGTCGCCTGATCCCTTGTCGGGTCACGGGACAGCCAGAAGGCGGCTTGTACTCATGGGTCGAGGTGGAAAGGCAGGGAACCGCATGGGTAGACAAGGTCGATGGACTCTCGTCGACTGATCCGTCGCAGTCGCCGCCGGATTCAAAGGCGTTTCCGATTATCGGGTCGATCGCCGAGCCGTTTCCGACTCCGACATTCATCATGCCGCAATATCGCGCGGACGGCTCTCTCTTCTATCTGCCGACCGCACCAGGTGCGGTAGGAAGCGCACCGTACAAGATCATAAGCTTCACAACCCTCGTCCTCGGGAAGTCGTGGCAATACGGCCTCCAGCGTCAGAAGATCGTGACTACGGCCGGCATCCCGTCCTTCTCGAACGACGCGAACTTCGCGCCTGTCATTGGACTGAATGGCGCGGAGAACCGAGCGGATCCTCCGTACGATGCGCCGACGAATGACCTCTACGGCGTAGGCTGGGCGCGTCCGCCGCAGGGCTTCGTGCGACAAAGGAATCCGATCCAACTCGGAATCATCGTCCAGGCGGTTCCGGTTGACGGATCGAACTTCTACAGCTTCTCCATCGGCAACGGCTACACGACCGTCTGCCAGTAGGCGCACCGATGTTCATGCATTCATGCTGCTGCGGAGAGCCTGGAAACCCGCTGATCTGCGATCCGTTCGAGGATGCCTGCGGGACCTCCGTCCTATTCGGTGGAGTCGCCTGCTCGGCATCCGTTGACCGCGAGATCGTCTGTCCTCGCTGGTGCAGCGGAGGATCCGACATCGGACCTCTGCTGATGAGGTCATCTCGTTCCGTCTCCATCGGGTTCAATCCGACACCGCTGACGCGAACGGTGCAGGGACTGAACCGATACTTCGTCGGCGATGGATTCGCGAGCGTCCAAGTCGATGTATCAGGCCGCTACTCGCGCGAGGAGTGGGAGGACTGCCAGGGAGGAGCGTCCATCCTCGAGTGCAGTCCATTCTCCCACTCGTTCACGCACATCGTCTCGACGAAGATCCTTCTCTCCTGTTCTCAGGAACTCGGGAGCCTCGCCGAGTTCGCGGCGCTTCCATGCACCGTCGCACCCGATGCGTCCGATGTAGGCTACCTCACGCTTTACGCGAGCAGCTGCTACAAGGTCGACCCCTCAAGCCGCTTCTACTATCAGGCTCCCACGATCGGACCCGTTCCGAGCCGCTACATCTGCGACTCGTTCGATGCCTTCCTTGACGCGCCGCGGAGCGGATGGCTCTGGTATGCCTACTACAAGGCCGGAGACTGCATACTGAGACAGCCTCCTCTCGTCTGGAGGCCGTACGCCGGCGGCGCTGCGAACTTCCAGCCGACGACCTCTCAGTCATCCGTGCCATGCGTTCCGATCGCCGGTTCGTTCTTCGATGCCTCGCAGAGCGACTTCGCGGTCAGGACATCCGGCTCCTGCGACTTTGACTGGGAGCGGAACGAGTCGTGGAGCGCGATCTATCCGGGAAGCTGCGAGCCTCTTCCTGGCGCGACCTACGGCCCGGTCGCAAACTGCAACGCCGTAAAGTCCGGAATCTGCCAGCAAACGAGCGTACTGATGGACCTACCGACGATCTCATGAGCTGCAAGCACCACGACGGCATCGGCTGCTCGCTCGGCCTGTACGGTGGCCGGCCTTCTCCGGGAGTCTGCTCGATCTGTCCTTCGTACGCTGGTCCTGCGCGTGGAGTCGGAGATGTCGTCCACACCTTTGCTCGGGTCACGGGAATCTCTCGAGTAGCAAAGGCCGTCGAGGCCGCTACCGGAAAGCCGTGCGGATGCGCCGAGCGACGCGCCGCGCTGAATGCGGCCATGCCATTTCCCGATGAGGAGAGCAGATGACCGCGATCCCGTCCTCGATATTCAGAACCGACATAATGGCGCGGAAGCTCGCGTCGGACATTCCGACGACAGTCGCTCGGCCGCTGTACACCGTGCCGAGCAACAAGCGATGCACGATCACGCTGCTCAACCTCACGAACATCCACAGTTCGTCGACGACGCTCTACCTCTACCACACTCGACCGGGCGAGGCTGCTGCCTCGAGGAACGCGATCTACTACGATGTGACGATCGCGAAGTCGTCAGTCACGCAGGACACGGGTCCTTTCTACATGGGTCCTGGAGACAGCATCTGGGCCTCATGCTCGACGGGAAATCACGCGACGATCACGGTCTACGGGATCGAGGAATAAGCGATGGCGCTCACATACGACGGCACGAACGGACTCTTCACCCGGCTCGGAAAGATCATCTATCTGATGGATCTCGTCCGCGGATACCAGTCGACGATCGTCTCTGAGATCGCCGACATCAAGGCCGAGTACACCAGCAGTTCCGCATACATGGTCGCCGCTCTCGGAGATGCCGAGCAGCAGGCGCGATCGCTGGATCCGCTCCTTCAGTCGCTCCAGTCAGCCGCGGCGACGACGCTGATCGAGATGTGCTATGCCGAGGCGACCGCGGCAAGCACCAACGCGATGCTCAACAAGGCGGTTCCGGACGCGCTCATCTGGCTCATTAAGCAGATGAAGACCGACAGCGAGACGATCGAACGGAACACGGTCGGCAAGGGAACGCTGACGGCTGACGGAACGAACAACGGCAACGGGACGGTCGTCGCGCTCGTGGAGTGTCCGAATGTCCTCCTCGGCAATACCGCGAACTGGCCGAACATCCGCGCGGAGGTCCTCGACATCCGGTGCATCAGCGATGCCCAGAACGGGTCGATCTCTCGAGGAAACGAGATCTTCCAGATCCGCGGACAGCCTGCGCTCTCGACGCTCGACCGATCGTTCCCGGCGGGATCAGGTCGAGCGGTCCAGGCGGTCGCGCTTTGCGCGAACATCGACGCTGGACCGCGATACCAGAACATCCTCACGAACTCAGACTTCGAGACGCAGACCTCGAATGTTCCGGACTACTTCACGGTCTCGAGCGGAACCGCCGGCACGGACTTCCTCACCGAGACGACCGCGGCGAATGTCTATCGCGGATCGTCCTCGATCAAGGCGGCGGCTACCTCGACGACCTGGAAGATTCGCCAGCAGCTCGGATCAGGATCGGGAAGCGTTGGTAAGCTGACGCCTGATCGCCCCTATGTGATCGCCTTCGCGGCGAAGAAGGATGTCGGCGCGACTGGAACGATCCGAGTATCGGTGCAGGACGGGAGCGGCAACATCCTCGGCGGCGGAACCTTCGCCGCGACTGCGGCTCACAGCGCGCTGACGACTTCTTTCAGTATTGTCTGGGCGACGGTCTTCGCGCCGCGCGTCATCGCGACCGATACTTATCTCGTCGTCGAGACGACGGTCGGGATCGCGACGGCTGCGATGTATATCGACGAGGTCATCATCGCCGAGATGGTTCAGATCGCTCCCGGATCGCAGTACCTCTCGATCATCAGCGGATCGAGCGACTACAATGCCGATGACAACTTCCGCTACACATTCACGAACACGGGGAACGGCGCATTCGCCGTCGCGTTCGACCGCCTGTTCGATATGTACGGTCTCGGACTGGCGCTTCCCGATGCCGCGTCGCCCGGTGAGACGATCGCCGACTCGCTCATCGCCTGAGATGCTCGAGCAGCGAGTGCCGAGCCTGCGAGACGAGGATCCGCAGCTCGTCGTCGTCGCATAGGTCAAGCGTCAGCGTGAGCAGGTCGTATGTTTCCCATGAGAGGGACGCGAGGCCGAACGATCGGCAGGCGTCCCGTCGCACCATGCCGGCGTGGATATTCACGCTGCGAATGGATACGAGCGTCTCGCGCGCGGCCTGCTGCACCCGTACCGCGAGGAACTTCTCCGGCAAGTTCGCTGGACATTTTCTGTAGATTTTCCCGTCTCCATCCGATAGAGTAGCCGAGCAACCCCGGCACGATGCCGGAGAAATGGAGACACAATGAGCGAAATCGTGCTTTTGAGGAATCAGCCTGATCGGCTGCGGGAACTGCGTGACTCGGTCGCGAAGGGCGCGTCCGATTCGGAGTTCGGCTTCTTCGTCTCGGTCTGCGATCGGCTGGGGCTTTGCCCGTTCAATCGCCAGATCTTCCTGATCGAGCGGTGGGATTCGCAGCTCGGCCGGAATGTGAAGACCCCTCAGGTCTCGATCGACGGCTTCCGGCTCGTCGCGCAACGGAGCAGGGAATACCAGGGTCAGACACAGACGATGTGGGCCGATTCCGAGGGCCGCTGGTCGGACCTCTGGACGAGCGCGGATCCGCCGTTCGCCGCGAGGGTCGGAGTCTGGCGCGACGGCTTCAAGGAGCCGCTGATCGCTACGGCGCTCTGGAGCGAGTACGCCGCTCGGAAGAAGGACGGCTCGGTCATGCCCATGTGGCGCAAGATGCCGGCGCTCATGCTCGCAAAGTGCGCGGAAGCCTTGGCGCTCCGCAAGGCATTCCCGGCGGAACTCTCCGGCCTGTACACGACGGACGAGATGGCTCAGGCAAGCATCATCGAGGGCGAGTCCTTCGAGGTGGATCGGCCGCGCGCACAGCCGAAGGCGAAGGCGCTGCCGACCTCTCAGGACCGCGCCGCCGAGGCTGCGGCGCTGATGGATCCGACTCCGGTCGGCCAGCCGGCCCGGCCGGCGGTCATC